AAAGGTTTGGTGTGGAATGAAAAAGGCTGAACTGACACAGAAAACCGATGCCGTGGTCAATGAAACCCGCATCGCATTGCAGACCGTTTATGATTCCTTGAATCAGGGCCAGCAGAAGAAAATCCTGAAAGAGGAAGCCGTCGCCGAGCTGTTTGAGCGGTACGGCGTAGAAACCTAATAAAGTTATTTTACGAGCGTCTTGAACGCCATCACCCTTAGCGCAGGGGTGGTGGCGTTCTTTTTACGTTACCGCCAGAGAAGGCGGTTAATAAATATCGCACTATATCGTGAGAGAACACGTTAAAACGCAGGAGGTATTTCTAAATGGCAAAGATTGATTTTAGCAAAATCGAAGGTTACGAATCCATGTCCGCCGAGGAAAAGCTTGCCGCACTGGAAGCACTTGAGCTGCCCGATCCTGATTACAGTGGTTATGTGAAGAAGGATGTAGCTGACAAGTACGCCAGCGAGGCAGCGTCTTTCAAGAAGCAGCTTCGTGAACGCATGACTGAGGACGAAGCTGCTAAAGCCAAAGCCGCCGAGGATATGGCTGCGGTGATGGAGGAACTGGAACATTATCGCGTGAAGGACGCAATCAGCGAGTATACCACTCAGTTTATGGGCCTTGGTTACGACGAGGCACTGGCTCGGTCTACCGCTACTGCGCTTCAGAAGGGCGATATGTCCGTAATGTTCAAGAACCACGCTAAGTTTGTGGCTGAAAGAGAGAAAGCTCTCAAGGCCGAAATGCTGAAAAGCACTCCCACTCCTCCCGCTGGAGATGGGGACAAGGGTATGTCTAAGGAAACGTTCCAGAAGATGACCCTTGCGGAGAAACAGAAATTTGCGGCGGAGAATCCCGACGCATACAAAGAATTTTATGGAGGTAATTAATTATGGCTCACACTATCTATGAGAATTTTGTCCTGGCCAACGAGATCGAGGATCAGTACAACAGCCATCTGGATCTGGCTCAGTTCTGCACCGTTGATAACTCCCTGACCGGCACTCCCGGCATGATCAAGAAGATCAATGTGTACACCGCTACCAACGGCACCGAGGATCTGGCTATGGGCGTTGGCAACTCCAAGGATATCGAGGTCAGCTACGCTCAGAAGGAATACGAGATTCTGATGGCTCAGAACCGCTTCAAGTATTACGACGAGCAGGAGATGACCGATCCTCTGGTTGTTTCCACCGGCCTGAAGCACATGGCTACCGATATGTTCAACCACGTCAACTCCAAGATCTTTGCCGAGTTCAACAAGGCCACTCTGGAGTACACCTCTGCCACTCCTGACTTCGGCTGCTTCGCTGATGCTGCCGCTCTGCTGAACGTCGAGAACCTGGAGGGCCAGGGTCTGTTTGCTTTCGTGAACCCCAAGGATATGGCTAAGATCCGCAAGGCTCTGAAGGAAGACCTGAAGTACGTCGAGGCCTTTGCCAAGCAGGGCTACGTTGGCACCGTTGCTGGTATCTCCATCTACACCAAGAAGGACGCCGTGGAAAACACCATCATCGTCGCCAACCGTGAGGCTGTCACTCTGTTCAACAAGCGTGGCACCGAGGTCGAGCAGGAGCGCGACGCCGATGTCCGTCAGAACGCCATCTGGAGCCGCAAGTATTTCCTGCCTGCTCTGACTGACGCTACCAAGGCTGTCAAGATCACCATCGGCTGATAAAAGCCACCCAGTACGAATAGGAGGTAACACTTATGGCTATTAACACTTATGGCATCACTCTTAAGTGGGGTGAGACCGAGTCTGCCGTCGCTAAGGTTGTTGACATTAAGGACTTCCCCGATATGATCGGTGATCCCGAGATGCTCGAGACCACTACCCTGTCCGACGCTCAGGTGACCAACATTCCTGGCATCAAGTCCAGCGATATGCTGACCTTCACCTGTAACTACACCAAGGCTGATTTTACCGCAGTGCACGAGGATGCCGAGAAGCCCCTGTACTACTCTCTGGAGTTCTCTGATGGCTCCAAGTTCACTTGGCAGGGCCAGCACACTTGTGGCCTGCCCGGTAAGGGCGTGAACGAGGTTGTTGAGTTCACCATCAACATTGCCGCGTCCACCGCTGTGCAGTTCACCGTCTAAGAGTCCTAATGGGGCGGGGGTCACTCCCCGCCCCGATTAAAAAAACTTTATCAAAGGAGAACGCCTATTATGAGCAAGATTAATCTGACTTACGACAAGAAGGAGTACGTCCTTGAATACAACCGTCAGAGCGTCAAAACCATGGAGAATCAGGGTTTTGTCCTTGAAGAGCTGACCAAGAAGCCCGCCAACATGATTCCCCTGCTGTTTGCCGGTGCGTTCATCAAGAACCACAGTGGCAACAACAGCGTGAAGCGCAGGGTGGTCGAGGAGATTTTTGACAGCATCGAAGACAAACAGGCTCTCATGGAAGCTTTGATGGAGATGTATGCCGAGACCCTCAGCACTCTGACTGAAGGCAGCGGCGAGGGAAACGTGACGTGGGCGATGGTGAAGTAACATCGCCCCAAAAACCGTTTACCGAATACTTCGAAGAAATGTTCCCTGCGTATCTCGCAATGGGCATGACATGGACACAGTTCTGGGTTGAAGAGCCGGAGCTGGCGATAGCTTATCGCAAGGCAGATGCCATAAGAAAGCGGCGAAAAAACGAGGAACTGTGGTTACAAGGAATGTACGTTGCCGAGGCGCTGAACGCCACGGTTGGCAATATGTTCTCCAAGGGGCAGAAACACCCCTACCCGGCAGAGCCGTTCCCGCTGACGGTTGACGAACAGCGCGAACGCAGGGAACGAGAGGAAAGAAATCGCATGGAGCGCATGAAGGCAGCATTTATCGCTAAGTCGCTCCAGGTGAACACGAAATTAGGAGGGAGACCCAATGACAAATGCGGAGAAACGAGCGGCGCTAGCGGCAACTCTGGCGCCTGACACCGACACCGACGAGGTGCTTGACGGTGTACTGGCAGACGCTGAGGCATTGGTGCTGAACCGAATGTATCCGTTTGGGTATCCTGATGGGACGGTTGTACCGTCTCGATATGAGCGGATTCAGATTCAGCTCGCTGCTGAACTGTATTCCAAGCGCGGTGCAGAAGGTCAGACTGGCCACAGCGAAAATGGAATCACCCGCAGTTGGCCTGAGCAGTCTGCGCTGTTGAATCGCGTGATTCCTCACGTGGGGAGTGTGAACCGCAATGCGTGATTTGATTCGAAATAAACGTGGCCTGTGGTACGCGGTTCCAGAAGGAAGCACGCCCATTCTTGACGATTACGGCAACGACACGCTTGAGGTGGAGGCGGCTTTTTCCTCCCCCCTCCACCTCCGAGCGAACGTGAGCGCTAACGTTGGGCAGGAGGCCGTAGAGGTCTTCGGATCTCAGACTGAGTACAGTCGAACGGTTAGCATCGCCGGCAACGAGTGTCCGCTGGTTGAGGGGTGTCGCGTGTGGTTTGGCGTCGAGCCTGACGTGAGCCACAATTACACGGTCGCTCGTGTGGCTGACAGTAAGAACGGCTACCTGGTAGCGTTGCGAGAGGTGACACCGCATGGCTAAGACCATTCGGATTAACGGAATCTCGGCAACCAATATCGAGGCAGCGGCTAAAGAATTGCGTCGATACGCTGAATGGCTCGAGCAAAAAGAGACCGAATTGCGTAGTCGGCTTGCGAGTCTCGGCGCGACCGTAGCGTCCATACAGTTCAGTCGAGCCATTTACAACGGCACGAATGATGTTTCTGTCCGGGTGGATGATACCGGGAGCGCGGCTGTGATTTACGCAGAAGGCGAGTCCGTCGCGTTTATCGAGTTTGGCTCAGGCGCTACACATGGATATGGACATCCTCAGGCCGGAGAGTTAGGAATGGGTCCCGGCACTTACCCTGAGGGGAAGGGACATTGGGACAATCCTAAGGGTTGGTGGTATGCCCACGGTGAGCACACATACGGCAACCCGCCAGCGCAGGCGATGTATAAAGCTGTACAGGCTATGACAGAGGAATTAACAACGATTGCAAGGGAGGTTTTTGGTTCGTGATAGATTTCAGCAATGAGATTTTTGATGCGGTGGCCACAGACCTCCGTTCTGCATATAAGGGAATCAAGGTTGTGGGAGAGTATGTCGCCTCCCCTACCCACTTCCCTACCGTTACCATTGATGAAACCAGCAATGTGCCGTCCCATCTGGACAGCGCGGAGCTCCCTAAGTACGCAGAGGTTCAGTATCGCGTGCAGATTTTCTGCAATGGCAGCGGAAAGCGAGCGAAGGCTCGTGAAATCTATGGAACCGTGGCTGAACGGTTAAGTTTGATCGGGCTGGTAGGTGTAACATACACCACTACCCCGGCTATTTATAATTCTGAGGTCTATTGCATTACCGGCACGTTCCGGGGTGTGATTGATAGAGAAGGAATGATTTATCGAGGCTAACGGTAAGGAGGTGTTTGTATGTCCGTGACCATTGATAGTCTTGATATACAAATCCGATCCAGCGCCGGGAGCGCAGCAAAAAACATCGGTGAACTGGCCGTCGCGTTGGGCAATCTGAACGCTAACGCCAAGGTTACCAAAATTGTAAACTCGTTGGAACGCCTGAATGGTGCTCTGACGAACATGAAGAGCCAGCAGTCGGTTATGTCTCACCTGTCGGCTCTGAATAAGTCGCTGTCCAGTCTGGCATCTCTCCCCCAGTTGACCGGCCTCCGAAGCGCGATTAACGAGCTGAAGAAGCTGCCAGCAGTAATGCAGGGCCTTGACACGGCGCAGATATCGCAGTTCGCATCGCAGATGAAGCTTCTGGCAAGCGGGTTGGGCCCGTTAGCTACGCAGATTGATAAGATTGCCACAGGTTTTTCTCGGTTGCCGACGCAGATAAACCAGTGCGTTAGCGCGACCAAAAAGCTAGACACGGCGAATAAGTCGGTTACTCGGTCTACCAAGGCGCACAGCGACGCGCTGAACGGCCAGAGCTTCAACCTGTTGGCAACGTATGAGCACCTATCCAATGTGTTCAACATGATGCACGGCATCCAAAACGCTATTTCCAGGATACTGTCTGACGCTATCGAGTGGGACGGTGTTGAATACCAGTTTGGCAATGCTTTTGGCGAGGAAGCTGATAAGTATTACGAAAAGGTGCAGCAGGTGACCGAAGCGCTGGGGATCAACAAGCAAGATTTTATGGAAAATAGCGCGATGGCCAGCTCTATGCTGATTGGCTTCGGCGTAGGCGCCAGCGATGCTCGAACCATGGGTATTGGTTATACCGAGTTGGCTTACG